GCATATTTTTCCTATTACAAGTTTATTTATCTTAAACGGTTGATGTTAAATCGCTGTGGAAAGTCCAAGTTGGAGTGCCAGCAACGTTAACAACTATGAATTGTTTTAATCCTCTGTTTACTGTGGTGGTCACTGTGCCGGCCACAGCGCTAAATGCTGCATCCATCAGCACAGTTTTGTTGGAAAGACCCAATTGAGGCACTCCAATCACTGTGGCTGAGCTGGCATTGTACAATGCTCCTGATACTGAGTCTATGCTGGGTATCGTGGCTGATATATCTATGTCAAACTGTGTGCTGGGAATGGTGTTTTCTATCACTTTGGTCACTGTGTATGTGCCATCAAATCCTGTGGGCGCAAACACTCCTGATCCTGAACAACCTGACACAGTCACTTGTTGTCCCACTTCATAAAAATGCGCAGTGGCAGTGGTGATTCTGATGTTGCCGCTGTTCAATAACAAGGCACCGCTGAGGTAGGTGGCCACACTCACTATGGTTTTTGCACTGCCCGCCACAATGGTCTGATCCACTGCTGTGGTGGTTTTGCTCAATGCTGAATTCATACTGGCACCTGTGATGTTCACAGTCAATGATCCTGATTCCACTGTGTGTATTCTGGCCAATCTGCCTGTGGCACTGACTGGTATGCCCAATCCTGCTAAAGTGTATCCTATTGGTGGATACAGATCAGTCAATAGTCTTATGATGCTGCCATTCACTCCGTTCAACAGTGAAGAAAATCCTGTGATGTCCACCACCAAACCGATGGGCAAAAAGCCATCCACATAATCTTTTCTGGTGGCATCTGTGGCTGCTGTGGGTAAACCCAACCCAGTGATTCTAGCAGATCCTTGTATACTGATAATGTTGGTGCTGGCCTGCAGTTGAAGATTGCCTGTGGCTGTGATGGTGATGCCTGACAAGGATAGATTGCCCACATTCAAACTGGTGAGGGTGCCCAATGTGACCAATCCAGGTGCACTGATTATTGATGCGTCCAAAGCTGTGGCTGTGAGTTTGTTCACTCCACCAATCATGTAGGCTTTGCCAACTGCTAGATCTAGTTTTTCTGAACTGGTCCAGGCTGTGGTGCCCACTTGGTACAAGAATGTTTTGTCTGCCACTGATGATTTTAAAACTATTCCACCTCCACTCACATAGCTGTCGTTGCCTATGGCTGTGCCTGTAATGGTGGCCAACTCAATGGTTTTGTCTTCCACTCTTAAATCTTCTGTGATGGCTGCTGCTCCTACACCTTCCACAATGAGATTGCCCTGTATTCTCACATTGCCCACTATGTCCAAAGGATAGGCTGGAACTGTGTTGAACACTCCTATTCTGGCAGCACTGGCGTCCACAAATATGGCTGTGTATTCTGCTGGATTACGCACTGTGATGGCCACATCCGCATTGTTCACATTGCTGGCTATGATGTTGGTGTTGGGCAATGATGCACTGCCAAACTTTAATGTCAACTGATTGGCCAATCCCACTGTGAGACCTGAATTGTTCTGTATGGTCAAAGTGCCTGTGGTGGTGTCGTTGGCATCACTGCGCAGAAATGAATCTGCCAATATGGTGGTGCCTGCTCCGTCTATCAGACCTTCTGCCAGTGTGGCAATGCCTCTGTATTTGAATGCAAGATTTACTATGTTGAATCCTTGAAATATCACACCTGTGGGATTGGTGTTGGTGACTAATTCAGCAATCAGTTGTGAAGTCACTGGAGTAAATTGTGCAGCACTCCATACTCCTATCAGAGTGTTGCCCACAAAAAATTTCAACACAGTTTTTGTTTGATTTTGTGTGTTCAATATGCTTTGAGACACAAATCCACTCACTCCCTGTGCTGCTGTGTGTGTTGGTCCCACCAACACCAAGTCTGTGCCATCGAAAAAACTCATCTGATTGGTGAGACTGTTCAGCCAGATATCACCTGCTGATAGATTGGGCTGAGAGGCAGACACAATGATGCCATTGGTGGCAAATGCTGTGCCATTGTAAACTTTCAAACGATTTTCTGCAGTGTCATACCACAATTGACCACGCAACGGATTGGCAGGTGCTGATGTGCTGGCAAAATTTTCTAATATTTTTACAAAATTTTCATTGATCAGTTCACCAAACCCTTTGTAGTTTCTTCCAATCAGTGTGATGTCAGAAGATGCTGTGTCTATGCTGCCATCCAGCAGATCCACCAGCAACGTTCCATCTGTTTTGTTTATTTTATAGCTCATTATGGTGTTTGTCCTGAGTAAATGATATAATTTATGGTCAAGTATGGATTCATCACATCCTGTGCTTGTCCCACTGTGGGATTGGCCACTCCACCACTGCTGGCAATAGCTGAAGCTTGTCCAGCTCCTGTGGGTGCATCAAATGTGATTGCTGTGACTTCACCTGCGCCTATGCCTGGCACATCTCTTATGGCATAGTATTGTGCTCCTGCTGCTCCTTGTAGATCATGTTCGTGTTCAGGTAAATTTTGTACACCAATAATTTTATTTTCTGTGCCGTCAAATCCACCCAATGTGTCTGCACTGGCAGAATTTACTCGGTTGGCACCGGTGCCGCCCATGTTGTCTTTGCCCAAAGGCAATCTGCCTCTGAGATCCGGCAGAAGAAAATAACTGGCTCCACTGGGAGGAGTACCAAAGTTGTTCAGCACCACTGCATACAATTCTGGATAGGTGGAGATCAATTGTTCTGACCCGTCACACAACAGCCAATATTGGGGAGCACTGCCACCAGCATAGGGAAATATACTGCCTGTGGGTATTTTAGCTATGGCATTGAATAAATTGTCTCTGTTAATTTTGAATACTCCTGTGGTGCCTGATACTCTGTTGAATATTAATTCATCACTGGGTAAAGAACTGGCCTGTGCAGTTTTATTGGCTATGAAACTGTTGCTGATGCTGGTCACAAAAGTTTTTGTGGTGCCGCCTGTTTGTCCGTCAAATGTAAAACTGGGTGCGCTGACATCACCACTCATCTCAAATATGGAAAGACTGGTCAATTTGTTACTGGTGCCTGCAGCTCCGCTCACTGTGCCTGTGATATTGCCCACCAAGTTGCCCACAAATGAATTGGCATATATGTTTAGATATCTGTTGTTGACTGAACCTATACTAAAACTGTTGTTGCTGTTGGGATTGATGTCTCTGGCTGTGATGGTGTCTTGAAATGTAGCATCATCACCCACAAATAATTTTTTTGCTATGCCCACTCCACCTGCCACAGTGAAAGCACCTGTGCTGATGCTGTTGGCATCTGTCACAGCATTCACATAGGCTTCTCCACTCACTTGTAGGTTGCCAGTGATGTCTAATGCTTCTGTAGGAGCAATGTTGTTGATACCCACATTGGTGTTGGCATCTATTCTCATCACTGTGCGTGTGACTCCTGCATCGTTTACTCTAAAATCTATATTGGCTCCAGCTGTTTTGTGACTGATGATGGCTGCTTGACCTTCCACACCCAGATTGAACACCGCACTGTTGCCCACATCAATTCCATCATTGTTGTTGATTTTCAAAAAGAAATCAGCTATGTTGGCTTGGTCTTTTCTTAAAACATTTGTACCTGACACTGTTTGGTTGTTGGCCACAATTAAAGATTCTGCTTTTTGTGCTGTGCCAAAAAATTTGCCTATGCCTGCTCCTTCAATATCGGCAGCACTGAGATTGAATCCAGGCTGTATGTTACTGAATCCTGTGATGGCAGCTTTGGGCGTGAATGCTTTGGTACTGATGATGGCCACCGGTTTGGCCTGCACTTCCAGCAGCACCACTGTGTAGGTTAAATTGTCTGTGCCCACTATGTCATAGGGTCTAGTGCCTGTGCTTAACCCTTGACTGAATTCCGGACCCACCAACACATATCCTGATCCTGTGAACAGATACAGTTGTTGATTGTCTGTGTCCACCCAAAGATCTCCCACCACACTTTCACCTGCTAACGGTTGTGTGAGTGATTTTTTTAAACCTCCTGCTGCTACAAATTGTGTGCCATCATAAATTTTTAATTGATCCACACCCACTGTGGTGTCATACCACAACTGGCCTTCTATAGCATTTATAGGAGCTGTGCTTTTTGCAAAATTTTCTAATAGACGTATGAAATTTTCTGCTATGACAGTGCCATAGGAAGTAGTATTTTTTCCTGGCAGAGACAGACTGGTCTGTGTGTTCACTGTGCCATCATCCACTATGATGGGAGGATTATTGATTGCGTCTGTTCTATTTACTGTGTATGCCATATGTTGTGTCTATATTATATGCCAGATAAACTTTGTATTCTCACGGTGTAATCTATCTGTATTAATCTGTTCAAACTTTTTTGTACTGGATGAAATATCACATGTGTCAACAGTCTGCCTGTGCCTGAGCTGGAATAACTCTGCAAACCTAATTCATCAAACACATATAAACTTTCAGTGCCTGTGGCATTGTCCACTGCATCTTGTCCGCTGGGCTCACCATAGTCCAATAAACATGTGACTAAAATATCTGTGTAGTTGGTACCACTCACGTGACGTGTTTCAATTTTATTTCTCACTGGATCTGTGTTGCTGACTGATCTGTCATCCACCACCTTGCTGAATGTTTGATTGTACAGAGCAGCATTGGTACCAGTGGAGTTAGGAGTAAGATAGGTCACTATGCCAGTGGGATCAATATAGGTGCCGCCTGTGCCAAACACCATGGAATTGATAAATCCTTGACCTTCATTGGCCAAACTTTCAGCCAATCCAATGCTCATATTCTCATAATGGATAGCATTGCGTTTGTTCACCAGTATTTCACCAGTGTTTAGGTCATGAATTTTGATGTGTCCTTGTATCAGCGTGCCGTTGTATTCGTTCATTTTATTCATCTATATGTTCCTTTGTACATTGTATTTATTGCGGCAAACTCACTTCTTTTGCACGTAAGAATCTTGCTATATCATTCTCAGTTTGACTCAAAGCAGTGTCAGCGTTCCATAGTTTGCCCAATCTACGTACCACTGTGATTTTTGTATTTACTGGTGGTGCCACAGCCAGTGTACAGATAGTGGATGAACCCGAC